GCTGCCCAAGGTTCAATACCACTACTTACATTACCACTCAATTTAGAGTTTGATACCGTAGGTGCTACCGCTCTTAGGTGAGTATTACGGAATCCACTTTCTTTACACCATAATGGTTCGCCATATTCGTTTGCCAAATCTCTACTTGCTCTTTCAGATTCAATCTTTAATTGAGAGAAAATCTTACGAGTTTCAAATTGAGCTTGCAACCCTTCAAATGGTAATCCTTTTTGTTGTAGGTAAGTGTGCCATCCTAAAACTCCCAATCCCAATGCTCTACCTCTTTCTGCTGAACGAACTGAATTCTCAAATCCTTTCATATTCTTAGCTCTTTGTAAGAATTCTTCCAATACACCATCTAAGAAAATGGTGGATGTATAAACCAAATCAGTATCTTTCCACTCATCGTATTTTGCTAAGTTCAAAGAACTCAAACAACAAACGAATGAATGTTGTTCATCAGTATGTAAAACGATTTCAGAACAAATATTAGTCATATGAACTTTCAATCCATTCTTCTTATACATTTCAGGATTTGCTTTGTTCACATTTCCTTTGTACATAATATATGGTTCGCCGGTTGCTTTTCTTTTTTGTAATAACTTACCCCATTTTCTACGAGCATCACTATCACCTTCTTCCAATTTCTTCATAAATTTATCACTAATTACAACACATTGATGTAAGTTAAGTGATTGGCGATTTACATCACCTTTAGGTTCTCTAATCTCTAAGAAATCTTCAAAATCTTTATGTTCAATTTTAATGTTTACCGATGCTGCTCCTCTACGAACACTACCCTGATTCGTTGCAAGTATCGTAGAATCGTAGATTTTAGCAAATGGTACAATACCATCACTCGTTCCATTGCCGGTGATTTTAGAACCTGCAGGTCGTATCATATTGATACCAATACCAACACCACCACCATGCTTTGCCAATAACATTAGTTCCAAATTCTTTGAACCAATTTCATAAACACTATCACCCACATCAATACCAAAGCAAGAGATTGGTAAACCTCTATCGGTGCCGGTGTTTGACAATACAGGCGTTGCTAAACACAACCAACCTTTCCAAATGTAATCAAAGAATTTTGTTGCTAATTGTGGTTTATCTAATCTTTTAGCAACTGCCGTAGCAACTCTCCAATAAGCATCTTTTGGCTTTTCGCCAGATTGTAGATATGTTTTAGATATAGTTTTTACATATATCTCATTGTTTCCCCAATATGGAAAATCAACATCTACTTCCCATCCGTATTCTTCTCCGTAATTTTTCATAAACTTTTTTTAAAATATATCATCCCAATTTTCACCTTCACCTGCTTTTGAGTAATCCGTTGGTCTCATTGCAAAGAAATCGGTGTGTGTAACTCCTCCTGTAAGATGATAAAACCAATCTAATTCAGATGCTTTCTTCTCATCAAATTCAAAGTAATCATCTCCTCCTGGTATTGGATTATAACCCAATTCTGCTAACTTTTCATTAACTCGTTTTGTAATGAATTCTTTTAAATCATCTGCTTTAAGATTTTCTAAATCACCCATTTCAAAAATCTTATCAATAAACTTATGCTCTAAATCTCTAATGATTAATGCTGCTTTGTAGATATCAGCTTTAGCTTCTTCTAACAATTCAGGATATTCATCACACATATGTCTGAATAACTGACAACCCATCTTCGAATGTAGTGATTCATCTCTAACACTCCATTTCATTTGTTGTCCGATTCCTTTCAATAGATTTCTCATTTGGAAAGAATACAATACAGCGAATGATGAATATAATGCCACACCCTCAGCGAATGCCGAAAAGATTGCAAGTGAACGTGCTACTTCTACTCTAGCCTTATGATTGGTATCCAAATCTTTAGGAGTCCAATCTGCGGTTGTATTAGTTAATAGTTCAAATCTTTCTTTCATAACTTCATCATGCATAAAACCTGCGAAGTCATCCAATCCTAATGTTTCATTTAAGTATGAGTAAGCAACTGAATGGATTGTTTCTTGCGAACCAAATGCCATTGCCATTTGTCTAATTTCATGCTTTGGAAACCATTTGGTAACCATACCCGTCCAATAATCACTTACGGCACATTCAGTTTGAGCAAATCCTAAAAGAATATTACCTACTAAATGTTTTTCCGATTCTGACAAATTTTCATTCCAATCTTTCACATCGCCTTGCATTGGGATTTCGGTATGTAACCAAAACGCCTGCATCTGCTTCAACCAACCTTCGTTATAATAATCCGGATATTCAAATGGTTTATATGCGATTCTTTCAGTAAATAATTTACTCATATTATTGTTCTATTTTCTTTTGAAGTGTAAGTATAACTATATGTCTGAAATTAAAATTTTCTCTTTTCTTTAGAAAACTTTATATGACATTTTTTCAGTTATCCCATATTCTCCACATACTTTTTATGTAATAATTTTTTCTCTAAATTTTCTCCATTTTTAGAGTCTTTTGTTGCAATAACTCCATCTGCAGAATTAGCTGCAAATACATCCATAATTCCGTGAAACGTATCAATCTTTGAAGGAAATGTCATTCCATCAGGCCCAAATCTATTTTTAACAATATGAATACGACCTGTGTTTGATAGTTTATCCTTTGTTTTTCTACTAACACTCATAATGAAATCAGCCGTTTGAACTTTCTTATATGAATCACCAACCGAATCAGCTTGAATAACTTCGTGGTCGATAGCTGCTCTATTAGTTTGTGTTGCAGTCCAAATAGGAATTTGTTGTTCACCACTTAAACCTCGCAACTCTTCATATATTCCACCTAACTCAGCGTACAAACCATCTCTATTACTACCACTTTTTAATAAATCGGCGTAATCAATGATGATTAAATTTGGATTGAATCCACTTGCTCTTAACTTTTCAATATGAGCTGATAAGGTTTTTGATGATGCAAATTGTGGTGGATAATATTTGATACGAACTCTACCTGGTGTATTCTTAATCTTACGAACGATTTCATTTTTACGTTCTTTATGTTCCGATGTTTGAATACCTGTAAGGATTGTAGTATATCTTTGTCCTACATAACTTTCAGATAATTCCAAAGTATAGTGTAATACATTTAATCCTTTCTGAACTGCTGAACAAGCTATCTTTGATAAAAACCAACTCTTACCAATTCCAGATGGCGCCATAACTACTCCTAATTCACCTGGTCCCAATCCCCCATCCATTAGCTCATCAATGACTTCCCATCCAGTCGATACTGAATTTCGTTTGACATCTTCCATAATCAATTCGAAATTATCAATATAATCTAATCCTAAGTCGTTTTCTACACCAACTTTGGATGCTGCCATCATCGTATCTATAATCTTATCGTAGTTACCTGCTTTGAGTAAATCTACCGATTTTAGAAGGGCATCTTTAACTTTTTGATTTTTAGCAAATGTAAGATATTCTTTCTTAACATATGGTAAATCTTCCGCACCAACTTGCAAATATACAGACTTTAATTGTTCAATTACAGTCTGCTTTAATACTTTATCCTCAACATCGCCTACCTTAATTTTAAACACTTCCATTGTAGGAACTGCACGGAATTCATTGAAGTAGTTTTGAACTTCTCCAATAATCCATTGATTGGCTTGTGATTCAAAAAAAGCTGGTTTGGTTATTTCAGTTACCTGTTCTAAGAACTTTACATCTGATATAAGAGAAGCAACAACTTTAGATTGATACGATTGTCCATATTTTACCAATGTATCTACTGCTTCCATTATTTAGTTTTTTTCTTTCTTGCTAATCTCTTTTCTTCAATTGATAACTCAACTACTTGGTCGGTAGCTTGGTCGATGACTTGGTCGGTCTTGGTCGGTTTACGAGTTGCCAACTTCCATTCTGATTTTGGAATAAACTTCCAATAACCACCTTTTACTCTTTCATCCGCATCAATATCTGATACTCTACGGATTTCATCTAATTCGTAACCTTTGGCTACTTTAATACATTTAATACACTTCATAGTTTTTCTCCATGTTTTAATTTAAAAATTATTTTAATACCATTAAGATTTCTGATTCTCTTAGTAAGGTATATTTTTCTCCATTAACTTTAACCTCAATACCCTGATGGTATGGTGGTAAAATTACTTCATCACCTTCATTTACACTCATTGGAATTAATGTTCCATTTTGTGTATAAATGCCAGGTCCTGCTTTAATAACTTGCGCACGTTTTACATCTTCCAATTTTGCACTATCTGGAATGATGATACCACCTGCGGTTTTATCGTTTTGTTTTTCTGATTCTTTTAGAAGAACTCTATCTCCTAATGGTTGTGCTACTTTGTCTGCCATAACTTATTTTTTAAAATTTACTTATATGTGAAAATGTTGATTGTAACCAATCGTTTATATTTGGAAAAGCATCTAACATTCGATGTTTTAATCCTAATTTTAGAAACGAATGCTTATCAAATTTTGGAACTGTTTCTTCAAATCTATCCATAATTTTCATACGAAGATTTCCACTAAAGTCCGGTTCTGATAATTGCATCAATTTACGATTTCTTTTTAAGATTTCCAAATTATTCTGAAATAAATCATGCGCTTTTGATTTCTTTGGTAGAGTTTCAATATACTCTAACATAGATTCAGTTGTATGAATAGTTTCTTCAGTTAATATGGGAAATGCTTTGATAATTGTTTTTGCTCCTAAACCCGTAATACCTTCTACGTTATCGGATTTATCACCATCAATCATCCTGAAATTAATAAAATTATGTGGATGAAATCCATATTCTTCTTTTACTTCATCAATGGTGTAAATCTTTTTCTTAGATGGGGAATATGCACTAACATCCTTATTTACTAATTGTAAGAAATCTTTATCCGAACTCATTATCACTACTTTTTCATTTTCTTGCTTCAATGTAGTAGCGATGTACGCCATAACATCATCAGCTTCAATTCCATCGTAAATCATAATGGTTACAGGTAGAGCAGATAGAAGTTCTCCCAATGCTGTCATTTGACGTTTCATTGAGATACTTTCTTCTTCAGGATTCATCTCAACGGTAGCGGCTCGATTCAATCTCATTTTGATTTTGTTCTTACCTCTTTCGGATTTGTATCCTGCGTATATTTCTTTTCTGCTGTTTGAACCCCCCTTACCATCGAATACTATTACAACTCGTGTAGGGTTAATTAATCGGATGGCGTAGCCGATACTTTTTAAAGTACCGACTATTCCTCCAATATGGTCACCATTCTCATTGAGATTTGGTGCGGTTGACCAAGAACGAATGAAGGTATTAAGACCATCAATAACTAAGGTTTTTGAATTACGATGTAAATCGCCAAACCCTTTATGTTCTTCATCTATTTGTTTTAGTATATCTAAATACTTCTTATTAATCTGACTCATTTGCTCCGTCCGTTGTTGATTCAACTTCATCCGTTGCCGAATTTGTTTTGTATTGTAAAATTGTTGCCTCACAAATCCTACGATAGATTTGGTCTTTTAGTTCTTCATTCTCTAACATCTTAGTGAAGTCTTTAGATTGAAATTTACTAATTTCGCCTGTATCAATATCAATGTATTCATACCAAGCTCCTGCTTGCTTTAAGATTTTAGCATCTTTCATAACTGCTAACCAACCTCCATAGTTATCAATACCTCTATCAAAGAAGATATCAAAATCTGCGTGTCTTAATGGTGGCCCCATTCGGTTTTTAATAACTTGCGTACGAACTTTGATACCAACAATTCTATCACCAACTTTCAATTGCCCCATACTCTTTAATCGTAATCTAACTGAACTATGGAATGCCAATGCTTTACCACCCGATGTTGTCCACGGGTCACCAAACATTGCGTTCATTTTCTGTCTTAATTGATTTGTGAATACTAAAGCGATTGATTGTCTACCAATCATATTGGTAATCTTTCTCATTGCTTTTGAAATGATAATTGCCTTATCAGTTGCGTAACCATCTTTATCATAATCAGCTTCCATCTCTTTCTTAGAAGATGCTGCTGCTACTGAATCGACTACGATTGTAACTAATCTATCTTTATCACCCGTTCTTACTTTCTCAATAATTGTTTCACACGCTTCGAAGATACCTTCAACAGTATCAACTGAAACGTAAAGTAGTTTTGAGATATCTACTCCAATTGCTTCTAAAAATTCTCTACTTACTGCGGTTTCCGTATCAATTAGTACTGCAACACCACCCTTCTTTTGGGTTTCTGCTAAGAGATGGGCGGAGAGCAGAGATTTTCCACTCTGCTCTAAACCCGTAATCTCACTAATACGACCAACCGGCAAACCACCATAAGGGCGATTCGAAATTGCTACATCTAACATTGCGTTACCCGTAGATAACCAATCCTTAACGTTGGTAGGAGCGTCGCCCCCATCATCATCTAAGAAGTAGGCAATCTTACCATCCTTATTTTGTTTGTTTAGAGAATCAGCGAGGATACTCGCTAAATCTTCTTCTCTTTTGGCCATTTGTAACTAATTTTAGTTGTTGAATAAATCATCGAATGCAGATGCTACATCATCTTTTGGTGCTGCCGCTTTTGGAGCTTCTTCCTTTTCCCAAGGTAAATCACCACTAATATCAGATGTTCCACCTAAATCAACTGATGATTGTTTTGGTGCCGATACCTTTGGTGCTTCCAATTCTTCAACAACATCATCGGTAGCTACTGCTGCTGATGGGTTTAACCAATTCTCCAATACACCTTTTAATTCAGCGTAAGATAATTCTGAATATAATTCAGTAATATCTTTTTGGTTTTCTAATACACTTTGAATTCCTTCCGCTGTATCAGCTACCTTTGATTGAGATGGTTTAACACGAATGGTTGTTGTTGGATAAGCTGCATTAGATTCTTCTGCTGAAGTAATTTCTAATACGATATCTCTACCATTCATTGGGTCGGTGATATCTCCGTAATCCGGGTCAGCAATGTAACCTAAGATGTCTTGGTAAACGGTCTTACCAAATCCCCAAAATTTAACACCTTCACTTTCTTTACCTCTTACAATAACGGGTGCAAAAGTTCTTAACTTTGGCTCCATCTTCTTACCTGCTTTCCAATCATCGGTATCACCTGTACGTTTAAGTTTTTCTGCAAACTCAACAATAGGGTCAGGTCTACCAAACGAAATTGGAGATAGATAAGTTTTGTTGTTAATATTGTAGTGGAAGAATAATTCAATAAAAGGAATGTCCTTATTGAATTTGTAGGGAACTAATCTAATTTGATGTTTTCCCGGTGTTGGCTTCCAAAGTGAATCTGATTTTTTGGAAGTGTTTTGTAACGAATTGAATCGTTTCAATGCTAATGAAATGTCCATTTTTCTTTTGTTTTAAAGTTAATAATTGTTTTTAAAGTTGAGGTGTATATCGATATTACCTATATCTAAATATAACCTTTTTATCTTTTGTTGTAACAAATTTACAACTATTTTTCAATATTTCCAAATATTTTTGAGGTTTATTTTGCCCATTTTCCTCTTTGTACTAATTGGGCAATGATACCATATACTGATAAATCTTCATATGTATCTTGCACCGATTCTCCTACTTCATCTGGCTGTCCTAATACCACTAATTGCTTTAATCTTTGAACCTTATCATTGATTCTAAACCAAAGACCTGTAAGTGATAATTTAATATCTTCTTTACTTTCTAATGAAGTTCCTACTGAAATATTACCAGGTCCATAATTTCTTTGTTTCTTACAAAATGTTTCATACATTTCATTTTGAATTTTTGCAAACTCTGCCATCATTTCGGGGTAAATTCTTTCGCAATGTTCTCTTGCTGTTTCTTCTTTCATATAACTTATTTATCTAAATTTAAATTGTCTGCTTCAATTCTTTGAAGGATTATAATAGAACCTACGTTTTCTCTGATATTTGAAAAAGAATGAATTCTATATTCTCCATTTTGTCTTACAAAATCTAATACTGCATTTTGTAATTCCTTTTGAGTCCAAAAATCATCAATCATAATAAATTTAGCTTCTAATGATTTAGTTAACATTAGTTCTTCTAATAGCATATCGTATGTGTGAGTACTATCTAACCAAGCCAAATCAACTTTAACTCCCGTATTATTTAATTGAGTAAGTAATTGAATACTATTAATGTTCTGATAAAAAACTTTATTATCATCGTAGTATTCATTAATGAAATTTACACATCGCATTGATTGATTATCAGAATGCGCATCGCATGTAAATAATTTGAAATCATTTAACGTTTCATATAAAACGTAACTAAATGAACCATAATTGGTTCCTGTTTCTAAAATTGTAAATGGGTTTTCTGCATTGAGAAACTCTCTCATAAATGTAGTACCACGTCTAGAATTGTTTAGGTCATAATCTGAAATACCATCAATACTTCCGGCATTTCCTCCCCAACCCATTCTATTGTTAAGGCTTTCATTTATAAGGAATTCGTAAACTGGTCCTTGGTAAATATCCTTCATAATTTATTAAATTGTTTATTTTAACAAATATAATAAATTAATTCGGAATTTCCAAATTACAAATCAGATAAATTTAAATTTTTGAAAACTTTTGTAGGAATTTTTTTATATCCGTAATTGGATGTAGTAATAATACAATTTCTAAATTCATCCCAATCTAATTGATATGATGTATCCAATTGACCACCCGTCTTAGATTTAATAACTTCGTTTAAGGCGTTAATTGTATAGATGGTATTTGATTGTTTCTTTCTATGAACTAAAATAGTTTTCCATTGTGAATCTATTGGTGATGAACCTTTCTCCACATTAAATGTAATAAATAAGTCATCCTCCTTTAGTTTATTTTCTAATATAAAAATATTTGGATTTATTAAGACATAATTTTTTATTACAAATTGTAAGGATATATCTAATTCTGGTCTATATGTAAATAAACATAATAGTTGTGTATTCATTTTTAATCTTCGTCTTTAAAGTTTTTAATCAAATCTGGTTTGTGAGATTTAATATGTGATGGGTTTTGATTGGTAGGTGTAATACTAACACATCCATTTTTATCTACCGATTTCGAATATCCAGGATTGTGGTGTGGGCTTGAATAACATGGCGTTCTAACTCCATCTGCGATATCATCTTCTACGCTTGAAATTTTACCAGCTTTTGTACCCAATTTTTGATTAAAATTACTATATCTAGTATATTCAACATCTGCGTTATGAATAACAGCAGTTAAATGTTGTTGAATATGTTGTAGTTCCATTGCTTTATGTAATAACTTTTGGTTAGCCGGCCCTCCACAATTTCCAGCATCCCCTGCCGCCTTAATTTCACTTTGTGCTTGCTTTAAACCAATTTCTCTAATTCGTTGTGCTTCTTCTTTGTTTATAAATCCTTTTGATATTGCGTATTTAAATAAATCATTTAAATCCGTTTCGGTCTTACTAACAGCTTTTTTATCAACATTTTGTTGATTACCATATGTTACCTTATATGTTCCTTGAATATCTAATAATTTTTGCTGTGTTTCTGGATTTTTATAAACACTTTGTAATGTTTTATTATAAGTTGCAGAACCACCTCCTCCTCTAAATTTAACACTCATCCCACCAACTACTTCCACCGATACATTTAATAATTGGAAGTTTGTAGCTAAATATTCTTCATAAGATTGTGCGCCGGTTTGTTTCCAATTTCTATCATCTGGCATTATGATAATATCTGCTGTTTGGAAATTTTCTGCTGATGGAAAATACACTTGCTTTCCTTCGGATAAATATTGTAATCCAACTTTCATTTCAGTAAAGTCAGCTACGGCATCTTTAAAATCAACAGAATTAGCCATATGCTTTATAAGTTCATCCAATCCTCTCTTATAAGTTTCTCTTGCTTTTTCATCCGTTTCTAAATCGGATTTACTATTTATTTTTTCTAAATTTACTAAAGTATCAAATATTATTTTGTTCTCTGGCTTTTTTGATAAATCTTCAGTTCCAAATGTTTCTTCATATTTTTTAAGTTCGGATAAAAACCCAGAACTAACTCCTTTTAATATTGTGGTTATTGTTTGTTTTCTTCCCTCTGGATTACTTACATCTCCAAAATTACAAAAGTCGATTTCGCCACCATTTGCTTCAGATACTTTTGCAATATCATCCATTTTTTCATTCCAAGCTTTATGCTGATTAATTGTAGTTCTAGCATCTTTTTGTGCTTCTTCCGGACTTTTTCCGTTTTTTATATAATACTCAACTAATTTTTTTTCGTTTGGAATTGTTTTATATTTTCGTAATTTACCATTAACAACAAGTCCTTCTTTAGTTTTTTCTATTTTGGTCTTTTTCGTAGGTTCGTTTCGATTTACTGCTCCGGCTGTTTTTAAAGGATTAAATACCTTTTTACCAATAGCACCTTCAGAAGATTTACCAACTGTTAATCCATTATCCAATGCATATTTTCGTAATGCATCTCCCATTTCAACATTTTTCTTTGCAAGTTCTATACTCTGATATCCTTGCTGTGGATGCCTTCCTGCTATTTTTTGAGAAAAATATAATTTTACATCACCATTTTCTGGGTTAGTAACAATTTTAGTTGTTAATTTTAATAATTTTTTATCGCTAGCCGTTAGTTTTTTTCCTGACATTAGGTTTTCCAACGCTGCTTTAACTTCAGATGATTTTATTTGTATATATTTCCCACTACCTTCTTCCGTTTCTAATTGAAAAATTCCTTTCTTACCACTACTCTTAATTGCTGCTAAATCAATTTGGGTATATGCTTTTTCTAGTTTCTTTTTTAATTCAATTTCAGCCTTATCACCTTTTTGTTTAGTATTGGATATAAAAGCATCTTTAAACGAACTACCGGCTTTTGTAGTTGGAATTGAAACCGATGGTTTGGAAGTTTGTTGAGCTCTTTTTTCTGCATCCGAAACCTTAATTGTATTTGATGGATTTGTTTGCTTCTTTGTGTTATCTTTTGGAAAAAGATTTTGTTTTGGAGCAGGAGTTTCTTTATCATCCGGACCTACATCGACCATATCAATATCATCATCACTAAATCCGGCGGTGTTAAACTTTCCTTTTGCTATATTAAAAGCTTTTGGAAAATCTTCTGCATATCCTAATGCAGTTGCAACCGATACTTCTCTTCCTGTATCTGGGTTTGTAAACTTTTGGGCTAATACATTATCTAAATCTTTTTGCGTTTTAGCTTTACCACCTTTTGTTTTAGTTAACGTTTTAACTTTTGGAGTTTTTTTAGCTTTTTCTCTTAAACTATTTAT